ACCGGGCCGTCGGCGTCCGGGCCGTCCGCCTTCTGTCCGCGTGAGCGGACATGTGGGGGAGGCGGCAGCATCCCCTGTAGTGTCCCCGACTAAGATAGGTACATGGTATTAGCCACCCCGCTACGCAAGGTTGCATCCAAGCTGATGGCACGGTTTGGCGGTGAGGTAATAATTCGCCGTGTCACGCTTGGCGCTTACAACACCACAACCGGCACTGCTGCTGAAACTACCAGCGACACTGAGCTGCGGGGCGTGCTGGAAGATGTCAACCTGCGCGAGGTGAACGACCTCATCCAAGCTGGCGATAAGCGGTTGATCATCGCAGCAGCAGACACCGCAGCACCACCAACGATGGCTGATCGCGTCATCATTGCAGGCCGCACGCTGCAAGTGATTCAAGTGCGCACCATTGAGCAGGACAACGAGCCGATCACCTACGAGCTGATACTGAGGGACTGATGGCACGCACTATCCGCGTTGGTGAGATCGGTAGGTACTGCGAGGATCAGATGGAGAAGTTGCTTCGTGCAGCGGTGCTAGACACCGACTCACTGCTTAAGGCTGCCAGCCCGGTTGATACCGGCAGGTTTCGCGCTAGCTGGCAGGTGGGTGAGAATGCAGCCGGGTCATACGATGCAGGCCCGCAGCAGCCATCAAGCAATCCTGGCCGCGATAAAACCAGCCCACCTGCTGGGCCTATGTTTCCGCTCCGCAAGATGAATTATCAGCAAGAGCGAGTCGGCAACGTCTATAGCGTACACAACAACCTGCCATATGCGGAGCCGCTAGCTAATGGCTCTAGCAAACAGACAAGTGGTGCTCAGGGTGGGCAAGCCGGCTGGGTGCAAGGCGCCGCTAAGGATGTGCAGGGCCGCGTCAGAATTGCAGCAGCCAAGATCGGCAGAGAGTCATGAGCAGCACCTACAACGACGTGCGTAGCGCCATTGAAGGCCGCATTGCCACTCAGATGGCCATTGCGCCTGTGTACCCGGTCAGCTATCAAAACGTGCCATTTACGCCACCTAACAACACGCCATGGATCCAGGCGTTCATACGGTTTGGTGATAACAACTACGCCACGCTCACCAGCTTCAACCGGCAGAATGGCACGCTGGTAGTCAATGTCTTCACCCCCGTTGGCGCTGGCGCTGCTGCCAACTTTACGATTGCCGAGCGCATCAAAGACCTATTTGACCGCGCCAAGTTCAGCAGCATCATCTTTGACGCTGCGTCAGGCCCTGCGCAGGTAACACCAGCAGCACCGCAACCGTATTATCAAACGCAACTTACGGCAACCTTTGAAGCGTACCTAGACTAGGTACACTGTCACTAGCCACTACCGTCACAACAATGGCCGTCACTGTTTTGTCCGGTACGTCCGGCGCTCTTTACTACAAACCTGCTGGCACTAACGGCAACTTCGGGGAAGCTGGTGTTGCTGTCGCAACTGATGTCATCACCGTTCAGCCATACCTGAATCTCAAGCCTAGTGATCCGGTCAAGTTTCGCGTGATCAACAGCCAGACTGGTGGCACCGGCACCGGAACGCTGCCTGATCCAATTGATGCTGCTACCACTTACTTTGTGCTGACCTACACGGCAAGCACTGGCGCATTGACAGTTTCAGGCACTGCCGGCGGCACCACTCTCGACATCACGGACGACGGCACCGCTGTAGCCCCCAACGAGTTTGAGGTGTATTATGCCGACTTTGCCGCTGTTGGCCAGGTGCAGTCATGGTCATTTGAGATCAGCCGCGCTGAGATCGACGTAACCACCATCGGCCAAACTGCTGGCCAGTATGCACCGTTCCGGGCTTACATCCCTGGTTTTGCTGATGGGAATGGTAGCGCCACCGTTTACGTCACCAACGAAGACGCTGCACTATCCAACCGGATGGTAGAAGACGTGCTGCAGCGCCAGCAGGTGGGTTGCGGATTCAAGCTGTACACCGACAAGCAGGCCACTGCAGCGCTCAGCCGCAGCATCGCCATGGATGCTGTGCTGCTGACCGCAAGCCTGAACATCAACCCCGACGATGCCCAGCAGGTGGAGATCACCTTCCGGCCTAGCGGCGTGCCGACATTTGACTTCAGTACCACTGCCTGATAGCAAATTGCCCCGGCTTGCGCTGGGGCTTTTTGCGTCTAAGATACAACTATCTATTTGATTTTTATGGCATCTGCTCTAGAGCGCCTCAAGAAAGCAGCCAACCTGACCCCGACCAAGCGCACCGTTACGTTGAGCGATGACACGGTGTTTGAGTTTTACTCAGCACCGCTGACCATGGCAGAGCGCGAGCGTGCGCAGAAAATGCCAGGCGGTGATGAAACCAACGGCTTTGCACTCAATCTGCTGGTTACCAAAGCCGTGGACGACACCGGCAAGCGGCTGTTTACTGCTGGCGAAATTGCCGAGCTAAAAAATGATGTTTTGGATGCTGACCTGCAAGCCATGATGCTTGCCATCATTACCAACCCGGAAGATACCGAGGAGCTTGACATGAAAAGCGTTAAAGGCGGAGCTAAAGCGTGACAACTTGCTGATGCTGCAGATGGGTGTGGCCAAAGAACTCGGCTACACCTTGGTACGGCTCAAAGCAGAACTGACCTTGGAAGAGCTGTTGCTGTGGTCAGCTTATTTTGAAGTCACTAGCGAAGAGCAAGAGCGTAGAATGAAGCAAAGGCGGTAGGTAGGGCTGTGTCTGTTGTCGCTAATGTCGCTATCAATGTTGACAGCCGCGGTGCTGTCAGCAAGCTGCGGCAGGTGCAGACGCAGGCGACAGCGACCGAGCGGGCGTTTGGTGGTGTTACCGCAGCCGTAGGCAAGCTGGCTGCAGCGTTCAGCCTCATTCAAGCGGCTAAGTTTGTATTTGCGAAAACTGCTGAGCTAGAAAGTCAATCGCGTAGTTTGCAAATATTGGCTGGCAGTGCTGAAAAGGCTGGCCGAATTATTAAAGACCTCCAACAACTAGGGGCAGTAACGCCATTTACTAGCACTGAGCTGATCGACTCAGCCAAGCGGTTGCAGGCATTTGGCGTTGAAACTGAGAAAGTTGTAGAAACTACTCGCAGGCTGGCTGATGCGTCTGGTGCCACTGGCGCGGAGCTGAGCGGTCTTGTTACCGCGTATGGCCAAGTTCAAGCTAAAGGCAGACTGCAAGGCGAAGAACTGCTGCAGTTCCAAGAGCGCGGCATTGCGTTGCAGCAAGAGCTGCGCAAGATGTATGAGATGACCGGCGAAGAGTTCCAAAAAGCTCTTAGCAAAGGTCAAATTAGCGCAGAGGCAGTTGAATCTGCACTCGTCAGGCTTACAAACACAGGCGGCAAATACGCCAATGGCGCTATTGCCCAAAGCGATACGCTTAATGGCCGAATGAGCACGCTACAAGATGGAATTACAAGAATTGCGCAAGCACTTGGAGAGGTTTTGTCGCCTGCCTTAAAAGCAATTTTAGCTCAAGCAATTGGCGTAGTTAATTCAATTAACAATGCCCTCTCAGCAGGCAGGAGAATCCAAGAATTTGGCATTGACGCAAAACAACGCAATGAATTATTCCAGCAGGCTGGCAGAGAAGCCAAACAAATTGCCAAACTTCGCGGCGGTGGTCGCGTTGATCCGGCAGTTTTTACGCAAGTGCGAGACGAAAGATTTAGGGATTTAATTGAAACATATGGTTACCGCACTGGCCAAGTAAAACCGCCAGAAACTGCGCCCGAGATGTCGGTGGAGGTGCCAGACCTAGTAACGCCCACTACTGCTGGTGGTGGCCGATCCGGCGGTGGCGGTGGTGGCGGTGGCGGCAATGCAGTAAGGGACAGCAGCAAATTAAAGCTGCTGATGACCTTAACTTTGCGCTTAAAAATCGCCTTGCTATTGCGCAAGCAACTGAATCAGTTGCCAAGCGAATGCTGGAATATGATATTAGGCAAAATGAAATTGCCAAGGAATATGAAGAGCTAAAAAAAGCAGCTAAAAGCGCAGATGAGCTGATACTGATAAATGCAAATCAAGTAATCGAGCAACGCATTGCGCAAATTGAAGCTGAGCAGCAGATAAACGATTTGCTCGCAGAGCGGGCAGTCTTGGCGGCTGATGTTGGTTGTGCGTCAATCTAGTATGCCAACGGTTTACAACGAGTTAGAAACGCAAGATGCTGCATTGCAGGCAATTTTAGATAAGTACCCTGCTATCGGCGCCGCTGCTGATGCAGCTGCAACACTGGCTACGTCTAGCATGTCTGAAATGATTGCCGGCACTAAATCAGTCGAGCAGGCATTTGCAGAATTTTTAAATGCAATTGGAGATGCTTTAATAAATACCGCTAAGCAAATGATTGCGCAGTACATCGCAATTGGCATTGCGCGTATGTTTGCTGGCTTGGGCGGATCTGCTGGCGGTTTTGCAGCTTCCGGGCCATTGGCTGCAATTGGAAATGTGGGCACAGGGTTTGGCTTTGATGCCGGCGCCATGACTGGTGGAATGCCGTGGTCGTTTGCTGGCCGCGCTAACGGCGGCCCTGCCATAGGTGGAATGCCGTACATGGTAGGCGAACGTGGCCCCGAGCTGTTTGTGCCAGGCGGTAGTGGTGGCGTGATGTCTAATAGCGACATGCGGGCTGCGATGGGATCAAGGCCTGGCGGCGCAAACGGATCCCCCGTGCTTAACATGAGTTTCCAGTCCACCAACATCAACGGCGTAGAATATGTCAGCCGTGACCAACTGGAGCAGGCAATGGTCGCGACACGTCGTCAAGCAGCTAAAGAAGGCGCTAATCGCGGCATGAGCATGACTCTTGATAAACTTCAGCAAAGCCCATCTACGCGCTCCCGTTTGGGCATAGGAGGCCGCTAATGTCTCAAACTTTTCCAGCGATAAAGCCATCACAGCGTGAGTTTACGCTTGGCGTTTTCCCGACCAAGGTTTATCGCTCTTTAGCTGGCACTACGGTAAAAAGAAGCTATGGCAACAAGCCTAGTGGCTTTGGCCTAACGCTTGGATTTAGCAATGTTGGCGATGCCATTACCCTGCAAATTATCAATCACTACAATGCCACCAGCGGAGGCTTTTCGCGCTTTGCTCTGCCATCATCAATCTTTGCTGGGATGAGTGCAACGCTTGCCGCGCAAGCACAGGCACCGTATAACATTCGATGGGAGTATGCTTCTGCTCCATCGGTGCAATCAGTTTACAATGGCATTAGCACGGTGTCAGTGCAGCTACTTGGGGAGCTTGATGTCTGATGACTTCCGAAATTCGCATTTGCAACTTCTTTAGGCTTACGACTACCGCAGGCAAGGTGCATCGTTTTCAGAATTACTTTATCGGAGAAAGCAAAACATTTAACGGGCAAACGTATGCGTTTTCCCCTTTTCAAGCGGATGGCGCACTGGCTAGCCTCAATGGCGACAATCAACAATTGCGCGTATTGTTTCCCAGCCAAGAAGTATCTATCCGCCTAGTAGAAGAAGGCGATGGCAATAGGCTAAGTGTTTTGGAACTAACTACGCTATGGACTAATGCAGCAGGAGCACTAAATGGCGCACAATACACAGATTATTTTCTTGGTGTTGGCGCTACCTTTAATGAGGACACAATAGAGCTGCGCTTTCGCTCGTCAATGGATAGCGTAGGAGCAGGTTTTCCCGCTCGTATATTGTCAGTGGACAATGTTGGCATCCTTCCGCTTGACGCTAACCTGAGCCTGAGATGAATGACCTCATCGGCCTTGAATATGCGTGGGGGCATCGCCCAGGTGATGGCACCGGTAAAACTGACTGTTTTCAGCTTTCATGCGAAGTGCGGCGATTGCTTGGCATGGCTAACTTTGCTAGCGCCTATCAATGGGTTTATGATCAGTACACCGAGGATTCGCTGCCTAATCGTCGATTAGTGCGATTCCTTTTTGAAAGCGGTAAACGCATTGCAATCCCTGCGCCTGGCGCCATGGCTTTATTTCCCGGCGAACGAGCAGCGCTAGGAACTGTCACTGATTACGGCATTATGTTTATTGCTCCTGGCGGCAGAGTAGTACATGCTCCATCGTTTAATGCTGCCTACTACTTTGAGATGAATCGATGACACGCAAGCTTCTTCCTTACGAGCACGATTTAATTGCAACGCTTGGCGTTACAGAGGAGGAGTATCTTGACTTCTTGTCGATTCAAGAAACGTACAGCGACCCCAAGGAAGGCACTGTTTTAGACATTAGAAACATGCCTCCTGCTGCTGCCGCTATTGGGGCAGGATTTGCGGCGGCTACGGCAACAACGGCGGGCACCCTTGCTCTTGTTTCCACTGCACTTACGGTTGTCGGCATTTTGTTTCAAGTGGCAGCAGTGCTACTTGCGGAAAAGCCATCAGCTCCTAAGGCTGCTCGCAATCAAAGGGACCAGCGTTTCAGTCCGCGATTTGGATTTAACAGCGCCCAAGAACTAGCGCAATATGGTGACCCAATTAATTTGGTATATTGCAACACCAGTCAGAATAGCCAAGGAGCAGTACGCGTAGCAGCAGCTCTTGTTTGGTCTGCCGTTGAAGGGTCAGGCAGCAGTCAGTTTATGCAACTGTTGTTGACCCTTGGAGCCGCCAAAATCAAGCGCCTTAACTACAACCGCATTGCATTTGGCCAACTCCCGTTGGGTCAATTTAGCGGTTCCTTGGCGATGGCAAAGACCCCAGCAGAGATGGCGCCGCTGGTAGCGAAGACGTATGCCGCATTAATGATAAAAGAAATGGATTTAGCCAGGCCTTTTCGCCTACAAGCCTTACCAGCATTGGCGTATATGACCCCATCCCCGTCAACGTAAAAATCCAAGAGCGGCGATCATCCGGTCGTGAGCAGTGGCGCCCCAATGGCGTCACCATTGCTGGCAGCAACTGGCCTAACGGTCAAGTAGGAGAAACCTTTACCTTAGTATTTGCTCAAGCAAGAGCCAAGCAAGACAAGGTGGCTCAGGAGGCTGCTAAGGATTTGCGTTATCAGTTTGTTGAGTCTTTAGATCGCGCTGCTACATACATGCTTGGCACGGCGATGTATCGACTGGTAAATGTAGAGCCTAGTAATGCAAACCTAGACAAAAAGGATGTAAGAGCCAAGTTTGAATGTATCAAAGCAGGAAGACGCCCTACTGCTAACTATGGCGAGGAAAGGAGCAAGGCCTGGGATGATAACGACCTAGACAAAATTGAAGAAGCACTTAACCAGTTAAGAGATGACGCCAGTGACGCCACTATTACAGGACCAGGATTTGTTAAAGCAGGCAAGCCTGATATTTACAATTTAGTTCGCGCCACTACTAACGAAGAAGACTACACCTAC